ATGGATCAGGTCGTTGTTTTTCAAAAGATGTTTGAGCAAGTGAGAAAAGAGCAAAACTTCTCCTGGTTTTATTCAGAATTAAAACATCACCGTATTGCACATTACATTTATTATCTGGCTACGGATAACATCAGAATTATTACTCACGATGACACGGTTTTGTTATTAAGAGGAACCAGGAACCTGTTAAAAGTTAGTACGACCAAGAACCCTGCTAAAATAAAAGAGGCCGCATTGCTTCATATTTGCGGAAAATCTACATTTCGGGAATACTGTTCAACACTAGCAGGCGCGGGCGTTTTCCGGTGGGTTACTGATGTTAATCATAACAAACGCAGTTACTACGCCATTGATAATACGCTTTTATATATTGAAGATGTAGAAAATAATAAACCATTAATCTAGCTAAAGTTGGATGCTTAAGAAATGCTTCATAATTCAGTAAGGCATTAGCATAATGGGAATAAAAGTACAGAGACTATCCCTATGGATGATAAATACTGTCCTTTTATTGCTACCCATAAATAATCACCATGCCAATACTATCAAATTGATATTTGAAATGTGATCACTTGACTTTCTATACGTTATTTTATAACGGTTAATATATTTATAAAAACAACGGGTGTGCCATACGCCCGTTTCAATACTTAACGCACATGTGTTTTGGTTTAGTCATCATCCAGTTATATGTATTTTAGCCAGGAACAGGTTAAACCTTTCCTATATAACTCAAAAATTGAAACCTTATTCTCATGTCATGCTTATATTCATTATTATCGTTATATAAAAAGGCAACCATAATGTTTAGCAAATTGGCACAAAGTAGCATAAAGGCTATGTTTTAATTACAGGATGTTCAGTCATTTGAATGTATAACATTATAGCTAAACAAATCTAAAACGAAGTGAATAATTTATTGTTTTCACTAAATCTCATTTTGTTTAACATCCATTGAGATTCCTTGCTTTAAATTTTGTTTTATATAAGCAATCGTTTTAATTAATTTATTTTTTGAAGGGGTAATATACTCATATGCAAAATAAAGAAATGAACATCCAAATGAACTATATTAAATACCGTGGGATAAGACATAACAAATGAAGTGGATAGTAATTGACACGATAATTCAACCTTCATGCGGCATATCTTTTTCAGCCATATGGGGTAATATGAAAATGATCATCTGGTATCAATCTACTATATTTCTCCCTCCTGGCAGTATATTTACACCGGTTAAATCTGGAATTATCCTTAAAGATAAAGAATATCCTATTACTATTTATAACATCGCACCATTCAACAAGGATTTATGGAGTCTACTCAAAAGCAGTCAAGAGTGTCCTCCAGGAGAAAGCAAAATAACAAATAAATGTTTGCATAATAGTTGCATTATAAAAATATGCCCATATGGGCTCAAGTAAAGGGTTTTATATAAATATGCTCGATATGCTATTAATAATACCTACATAAATAAAACAACGGGCGTGTTATACGCCCGTTGCAATATTAAACACATGTAGTGATTACATGTTCTTGATGATCGCATCACCAAATTCTGAACATTTCAGCAGTTTAGCGCCTTCCATCAGACGCTCGAAGTCATAGGTTACGGTCTTCGCATTGATTGCGCCTTCCATACCTTTAACAATCAGGTCTGCGGCTTCAGTCCAGCCCATATGGCGTAACATTAGTTAGATGACTAAATCGTAACTATTTGACATAGCAACATAATTTTACTAATTTGCATATAACTCATTAGCCCTTAGCATTTCTATAACTCATTGATTATAAACATGTGTTTTTGAGTTTTGATAACCATTTTTAGCATAAAAATAGCAGTTAACATTTGCAGAAGTTAAGATCAGAGAAAAATTTTACCCTGTAGGGTATTACGTCTTAAATGTGACTTTAATAAATAATTTTATTTCTGTAATCGGTTTATATTAACGTAAAGCATCTCGATTAGTTCTTTTGCATTTTTACTATAGTGCAATTCTCTATGGCAATTCGGACAAAGGGCAACACAGTTATCTGTTGTATCAGCACCACCTGAAGACAGGGGAATTACATGATGCACTTCCAAATATGGGTTTCCATCATTTAAATAAAACGGAGCATTTTTACCACAGTTTTCACATATACCTTTACTTTGCTGTAAAATCCAAGCTTTTACCATCGGGTCTCGGACATAAACTTTTTGTAGTCTTTCTACCTCAACTGGTTTCCTAGAGCCCTCGGGTTGACTCAACGTTTTCTTAATTAATTTACTAACCCTCATATTCAGAAGCGATTCATCATCTGTAGGCTGTGAAAGCTCTGATAGTTCTCCACGTATTATAGACGCCCAAAAACTGTCACTATAAATACCTGGAACATTTATCAATATTCGTTTCGTTCTATTGCCGGAAGGAATTTCCTTTCTCCCCGTACGACTAAAATAAGCCTGATAACCACACATCTTCAAGCGTATATCGCGGGGGCTATTACCAATCAAAGTAAAATATTCACCAGGATGGATTTTTCTTTCATCCAAAGAATGCATATGTTTTCTGACTGATGATGACGCCAGATATACTACGACTTGGGATACACCAGAATCAACCAACCGTTCAATGATATAATCAAGAGCGATATTGTAATCTTTGTTTCTGTCACCCGGCCCCCACGACTCAAGGATTAGACCATAAACACCATCCTCTTCACCTATCGAACACTCAGCTTTCAGTTCAATTCCATTATTATCAAAAACATGCATAATATTAATCTTTAATCAATTTTTCACGACAATACTACTTTTATTGATAAAATTGCAACAAGTTGCTGTTGTTTTACTTTCTTTTGTACACAAAGTGTCTTTAACTTTATTTATCCCCTGCAGGAAACCTCTTATACAAAGTTGACACACCAACATCATAGATAATCGCCACCTTCTGGCGAGGAACTCCTGATGCAATTAATCGTCCGGCCTGTTCCCATTGTTCTGGTGTAAGTTTGGGACGACGTCCACCAATTCGTCCCTGTGCGCGAGCAGCTTCCAGTCCAGCTTTTGTTCTTTCAACAATCAGTTCACGCTCCATTTCAGCCAGGGCACCCATCACATGAAAGAAAAAGCGCCCCATTGGGGTACTGGTATCAATTGAATCCGTCAGACTACGAAAGTTGATGCCTCGTTCGCGCAACTCCTCCACCAGCACGACAAGATGCCGCATACTGCGCCCCAGTCGGTCCAGTTTCCAGACCACCAGCGTATCACCTGCCGATAATGTCCTGAGCAGTTTTTTCAGTCCCGGCCTTTCGGACTTTGTACCGCTTATCTTGTCTTCAAAAATCAGCTCGCATCCTGCACAGTTCAGCGCATTACGTTGTAGATCTGTGTTCTGGTCATTTGTTGACACACGTACATAGCCAATAAGCATGGTAGATCTCCCTGACAAAAGCAGGAATGATGCCATTTGCTCGTTATTTCTGCATTTTCATAAACGTTGGTTTGGGAGAAGCGGCAAAGAGGAATGTGGGGACAGGAGAAAATCAGGTACCGGATATGAACAGCTTTGGTAACTCATTGACCGCCAATGGATACCAGAAATTACCTGGGGGGATGATTATTCAATGGGGGAGTTTTTCTGTCTCACCAACCGGAGGAAGTGTTGGAACAGTTGATATAACATTACCTGTAGCTTTCCCTGCTGCTTGTCGTTCGGTAAACGCTCTTATTTCAACTAATGATCCTTCTGCCCGTTCTGTGGGCTTTGATATTGGAAGTACCAACAGAACTAAAATCAGATTTACTTACACTTCTGCTACAACAAATTCAATTTACTGGATGGCTGTGGGGTATTAACTATGGAAAAGACATATTATTTTAATCCCTCTGATTCGGGATTTTATATTTCACCAGATAGCCAAACCATTCCTGAGAACGCTACGAAAATAAACTTTACTATTTATTCTGAGTTCGCAGGAGTTGCATGGCCTGATGGTAAAATACTTGGTTCAGATAAAAATGGTTTTCCAGCATGGCAGGATGCGCCACCACTTACCAGCGAAGAATTAATCTCAATCGCTGAATCAAATAAACAGCGATTAGTTAATCAGGCCAACGAATACATGAACAGTAAACAATGGCCTGGTAAAGCGGCGATTGGTCGTCTGAAAGGTGAGGAACTGGCGCAATATAATTTGTGGCTGGATTATCTGGACGCACTGGAACTGGTCGATACTTCCAGTGCGCCAGATATTGAATGGCCTACTCCTCCGGCAGTTCAGGCCAGATGACATCCGGCGCGGTACTGGTATCTGTTGCCGTCACCGCGTCAATGTAATCCAGCACAGTGTTAAGTCGGGTGGTCTCTGCCTGCATCAGCTTCCGCCCGGCCTGCAATTTCAGTTGAATCAGACTAATGGAAGCCATTGCAGTATCAATCAGTGACTGACGTTGTGCTTCTGCCGCGTCTACTGCGGCGCTATGCTGTGTCTCAGTATCCGTCACCCATTTCTCACCATCCCATTTATCGTATGGCGTTAACGGGGCGATAGTGGTTGTTTTTTCGGGGTAATCACCCGGAGTTGTGATTTCTTTGGCGTCTCCCGTTTCGGTGTTATAGACGATTTCACCGCGATGGTCTGGTACATATTCCCATGAGTTAAAATCTGCAGAGCGGCAGATTGCATAACCAGCTTTGTAGGTGCCTGGAGCATCTAAACAGGAATATGCCGGAATGCCGACACCAACAGCAAGATATTCAGTTGAAGCTGAAATATACTCCCGACTCATGACGTCAAAGTTATAAACAGTAATTTCTCCTGCCATAGTGGCAATTAATTCACTGTTTAATTCTGCGTTATTCATTATGCAGCCCTCACAATATAGTTAAAAGCGACATTTCGTGGGCGTGTTTCATTCGCACCTGCAGGTTTAGTCGTTGCCGCAACAACACCACCCTCTGTAATAGCCGGGTTGGGAATTGGGTAATTATCGAAGTCAATGGCCGGAGACAGGGGCGTGATTTGTTTTAAAATCGTGGTGCCTGTAAAACTTCCCAGAGTCTGGTCGTTAGTTCGTGAAGTCCAGATTCCCCAATAGTGGTTATGACTGACAATCGCACCGTCCTGAAGCGTTAATAATCCCCTTCCGTTATCCACTCCACGTCCGTCATCCCAGCCACGAATAAACTCACCGCGTAAATCAGGTAATTTATTTGTCGGATAAGCCTTTGCCAGTTCCGGGTATTCTTCAGCAGAAAAAGCTGCTCCGTTGCATTTCAGCCAGCCTGTTGGCGGAGTGGCTGAAGGCCACGGAACAGGCACACCAACGGGTAATGCTGAGCCTTCTCCCAAACCAAGGTTTTCGAGAGCCGTTTTCACCGTGCCATCCGATTTGATATCGCCAAACGGATTCTTGCGGCTTAACAGCAGCGCGCGAAGCGCGGTAAGTAGCTGGTCATGCCGCCCTTTCTCCAGGCTGGCACCGGAGGCCTCCACCACGCTACAAAGTTCTTCCTGCAACATGTCAAAGTAGTCATCATCCAGATCGGTGGCAGGTGTGCCGGTCTGGGGGTTACCACGGGTAAAACCGTTCTTACCCGCGCCGAACTTATCCTTCTGCGCGGTTTTCGTGTCTATACGATGCATGGATTACTCCGGATATTTAAAAATTACGTAGGTATGCGAAGGGCAGAGTTTGTTAAGCACGCACTCGACAACGGTGTCCCCCCAGAAGCGCAGCGCGGAATCACAGGGATCGCCACATGTCATCCAGGTGGTGTTGGTGGCGGCTGGCATGTTGACCTGCCAGTAATACCGCCATTCCGGCGCATTCACTGCGTCAGTACAGGCCGATGAGCAGGTGAACGTGCTTTTATCGTATCGCGTGATAGTAGCGTCTGGTCTGCCCAAGGCAGCAAGCTGTGCAAGGTAAAAATCCTCATTGATGCCGCCCGCCAGATTAACCTTCGCATCCAGCCGTTGCTGACGCTGGCGAAGGGTCTGTGTCCCTGCGGGAATACATTCATCCGGCAGACCGCACAGACGCTCCCAGCGGTTTATCAGTTCAGTGGTGGTGCGCGGATCCAGCTCCCGCATCAGGGCATCCGCACGCTGATGAACGCGGGTTAATGAAGGTGCCGCACCGGCAATCGCCGGATCGCTGGCTGACCATGCAGGACCGGGCGGCAACAGTGCCGATAACAGGCGGATGTAATCATCGTTTGTCACGTCCATGAAATCGTCCCCAGAACCGCCAGTTCATTTTTTGCAATGGAGATATTGTCCGCCGGGGCAAGCAACTGATGGCTGTATTCCCCGTTCGCACCGGAAATCGCCTCACTGATACGCGACACCTTCAGTTCTCCCTGAGGATAACCATCACGCAGCAGGAACGAACGCAACTCTGCGGTGATGGCAGCCCGTATTTCCGGTGTGTCCGGCGTCACGCGGATATGAAAATCCACTTTATGCGCCACCGGCCTGAATACATACAAATCAGAGCCTGCCACCGGGGCCAGTGGCTCAATGTGTTGTCTTGCCGCCGTTTCCGTTGATTCTTCCGGAATGGGATTAATCAGGTCACTGCTGGCAATCATCACACCGACAGTTCCCGTTCCCATCCAGTGACGGTATGTCCATGCGCGGGTAATGCCGGGCACTTCTTTAGCCCAGACGACATAGTCCACGTCAGCCCCGCCCTGCGGCGTCCAGTAATACCGCTCAATGATGCGGGCGCGCCACGTTTCCAGATCTTCAGTATCAAATCCGCCTGTCAGGGTGTCAGCCACACCGGAAGACGGCAGACCATTCACCGGCGTGACTAGGATTAATGACGTACCGTCGTCAGCGTTACCGACCGCGCCTGAACTTGAGCAGGCGATCGGCACGCGCAGGACACCACCGGAGCTGGTTGCATCGGCAGTTGCCGTGTACTGAACCAGGTCATCGCGCTGAATAACACTCCCGGCGGTCACCTTCAGGCCATCGCTGACACCTTCCCAGCGCATATACCCGCTGGCAGCCGTGGCCCCCTTGCGCGGACACCGTTTCATCGCAGCATGTCGCGCCAGCCAGGACTCATCGCACAGGTCAGGCAGCATGTTCATTGCCAGATAATCGATGTAACCGTAAACCGTATGCAGCGCCGCCGCATACACCTTTGCCCGCACGTCTTCATCCATGCGCCGGAGCGTGTCGCTGACGTCCAGCCTGGCGAATAAATCGTTACGGAGCATACTGATATTTTCTGCCAGCGTCGGGCGCTGAAATTCACTGTCCGCCATGCGTTATCGCACTCCACAGATCATCAAAAGAAATCATTACCGGTCCGTCACGACGCCAGAGAGTGATACTGTTACCCAGTTCATTAATCCCGGTGCGGCGGATATCCAGATCAATACGGGACACCACGCCATCATCAATCATCCATTGCAGGCATTCGCGGATATACCCCCTTACCGTCTGCACCAGCTGATTGGTCAGTTTGCTGCGCTGAAGCAGCCACAGTCGGGAGCCGTAACGGTCATTCTGTACCGCAGGCCAGGTATCCCCCCACCATCCCATCGGGACGTCGGCGTTGTCATCAGGCTCCGCCCGCCGCCAGGTAAACAGGGAAATCACCACGGCGCGGGTCAGCGGATCCAGCGGTGCGCTGGCGCAGGTGCGTTTACCGTTCACCGTCAGCCACAGTTCCATCATGCCTCCATCGCTTTATCAGGTTTGTCGGTGTTACTGCCCTGACCGTTCTCTCTGTGACGATGGCCGTTATAGGCAAGCCGCATCGCTGACATGGTGGTGCCGCTGGAGTCGCACAGGTCTTTCACCTGTCCTGTCACTTCCAGGTCCATTTCAAAACGTGCTTCAGGTGCATTGCGAAACGTGATCGTTTTCCCTGCACCGTCCACCACGATCCCCTCCCGGGTCAGCGTCACGGACTGCCCCTGATCGTCATAGACAGCCACCTCACCCGTCTGCAGCCCTTTCAGGCGGTAGCGCCGGTCCGACACCGTAACAACCACCGCATGAGAACGGTCGCCATCCGGAAACAACACCACCGCTTCCGCACCGCTGTTTGCCCTTGCGGTAAAACCGTAGGGTTCAAGATGTTCAACCCCGGCTTTGGGTTCACCGGCAATCAGGGACACATCCACGGTCTGACATTTCGTGGCGGCACTGATGCTTTTCACCACGGCCCGTCCAATCAGGCCGAGAAGTTGTCGCTGCATGGCTTCAATCGTCCTCATCAGAACGGGTCCTCCTGTACTCTGGCTTTTTTCTTTTTCCGCGCGCCGGGGGCTTCGGGTTCAGGCAGATAAGCATCAGGCGGGCCGACACAGATTTCCGTCAGGGTGCCGTTCTGGTCCTGAGTAAACGTGACTTCCGAGACAAGCAGTTCGGTATTGTCGAAACCACAGACCGGATCGAAGACAATCACCCGCTGGTTGGGCTGCCACAGCGTACCGTTACCCTGTCGCCAGCCCTGCACCAAATAGGTGGTTTCATCCGTCCGCGCCGCCCGTTGCCGGGCTTCAAAGTCAGCACGCGCAATACAGCCTGCCCCCGTGGCCTGCCCTGTCTGCCTGATATACATCGGACGGTAACGGGCAATAAATGCGTCCTCTGTGCGGGCCCGCAGCGCGGTGGTGGTGGCCTCACCGAAATCATCGTCGTTTCCGGCACGCTGCCCCGCCACCTGGTAAACAGAAAACCGCTCCCGGATACTCTTCTCCGTATCACAGGAAAGGATGTTTTCCCCAAGTACCAGCGCGGTATGTGCCCGCGTTGAGCCAATACCGCCAATCACCAGCCTGCCGTGCGGGTCGTCGTAAGCCAGCGCCTGCTGCTGACCGAGTATTTTGTTGATTACCTCAATCACCGTTTCACCGTGATCAGGCTGAACATCAGGAATAACACCCGACGGCGCACCGCTGTTCACCACCTCAATGCCGAAAGGTGCAGCAAGCGCCTGCGCAATCTGCACCAGCGAGCGTCCGTTAAACTGTGTCGGTTCGGCTGCACAGTCAATCAGGTCAGCCGTCAGACTACGTCCGGCAATACCGGTGCTGACCGAACGGGCATCGTAACGAACGGGAGTCGCCTCCACCCAGCCGGTGATCACCAGCTCATCACCAATCAGCACTTCCACTTTTGAACCGTTTTTAATGCGCGGCTGAAGCGTGGTGATACCCTCATCTCCCGGCCACTGGCGAGTGATCTCCACACTGAAATCCCGCGCCAGCCGTTCAATACCGGCACCGATGCGCACCGATGTCCAGCCATTCCACTCCCGGCCATTTACCCGTAGCGTGACATTGTCGTTCATTGCACTGGCACCTTCAGAGGGATCACCGGCACAAAGCCGGGATGCGTAATGGCATTACGCCGGATAATGTCCGCGTCACGCGCCGCGTTATCAAACCAGGTCGCCGCCAGCACCAGCGCGGGTAAAACCTCATCCGGCGTGCGCTGAATGATCCGTGCAGACTGTTCAAGGCGCGTGTTGATATCCGCATTCAGATCTGCTTTCACCCGGCGCAGCGCCAGAAACAGCGCATCACTGGTTGTACGGGACAACTCCTTATCAATTGCCGTATTCAGTGTGTCGCGAATGTCGGTCAGTTCTTCCCACGTTGGCAGGTCAACCGTGTTTTTCACCGCCGGTGCATTGTTCAGTGCCGGATGCGTGACAGAAGGCCAGCCGGTGCTCTGCGCGGGTGTTGTTGACTGCCCTACTGTGGCATTCTGCATCACCGCGGAAGTTGTGGGCGCAGGCAATCGTGTGACGGCATACGCCGCTTCGCTGATTGCGGTCGTACGAAGGGTGCTGGCAACCACGTTACGCTGCTGCGTCGCCGTGGCGGTAGTTTTACTGTCCGTTTTCCAGACGCCGCGCGGTTGCAGATCGCTGCCGAGGCTGACACCGGAAAGCGTTTTGATCATGGTGACCAGGTCGCTGGCGTTACCATAAAGGCGTTTCCCGGTACGCCACATTTTCTGCACCTGCTCAACGAAATTTTTGCCTGACGATGGTGGCGGCAGAAGTACCGAGATATCCCCCTGCAACAGCCTGGCGGCATCCGATACGGCAGAATCCACCACTTTCATCGCATCAGAAACATACCCAAGCATTGTGCTGGCATTACCGACGACGTCGTTCTGCACAAAATCTGCCACGCCATCGATACTGAAACCACTGAAGCTGTCACTGATGCAGTCATCCAGTGCAGAACAGGATGACATCAGCGTCTGCGCCGTCGCCGCACCTGAAGTGGGGTAAGAGAGTTCTCCCGCTTCGACAAACTTCAGGTCAAAGCGGACAATACGCCCTTCACTCTTCGATGTGCTGACCCGAACTTCCCCGTCAACACAGACTTTCAGCTCACCGTAAGTCGGATGGACAAGCGTGCCGGGACCGGGTTTATTCAGCGCGTCAATCAGGCGATCGCGCTGGTCAAAGCAGTCATCTCCCACCACATAAGCTGTGATGGACGGGCGGAAAGTGATTTTCCCCAGGTCTTCGGTATAGGGTTTGTCGCGGTTCGGGTATTCGTGCGTTTCCACACGACGACCGGTTCCCGCACTTTCTTCTTCAACCTTAAACGGCACACCGCGAAATGACGCGTCCTGAAGTCTGTCTTTCCACGTCATATAAACTCCGTACATAAAAAATCCCACCGGAGTGGGACTCATTAACAGATTAATTTTTCATTACCTGCCAAAGCGCGTATAGCCAACATCATGGCTGACATCAAAACCGCTGGATCGCGTTTCCATAACCCGCATACCCGGAGGCGAATTCACAAAAGAGACCTTGATCTCACCATCAACTTTTGGCGCAGAAGCTTTGTTAATCATGAAGGGATTCGGGCCTGTGGCACCGGAGGCGTTGTTTGACTGAGCCGGATCTACCGCCTGATAAGGTGTGTATCCCCGTGCCGGTATTCCCGTCCCATAAGCATCATAAGCACCCGCGCCCCACTGCGCAGAGTTAATGGCATCGACCGTGTCACCGGAACTGTCGGTAAACCACGCAATAATTGGCTTCAGTTTGTCCCACATATCCTGAAACCACTTAACAACCGGTCCCCAGTTATTGATTACCATCCCCAGCGGCGACCAGGCAAAAACCTTCTTCAGAAGTTCCCAGCCAGCCTCAAAATAAGGACCAATGGTTTCCCAGAGCTTCTTGAAATAAGGTCCGACAACATCCCAGTTAGTGATAATTAATCCCGCAGCCAGGGCTATCGCCGTCGCAATCATTCCAATCGGCGTCATCGACATGATCCTGCTGACAATACTGATGGCACCGCCAACGCCCATCAATCCCAGTTTCAGAATCGCAAGACCGGCAGCAAGCCCGACGACGCCGCGAATAACCCGGGGATTTTCATCCGCAAACTTCGTGAATTTTTCCCCTAACTCCCCCAGCCATTGCGTGATATTTTTGGCGTCACCAGAAAATGCGCCGCCAATAGCCGCAAGGCCGTTAGTTGCGGTCCCCGTCATTGCCTCCCACAGGTTGGACAGCGTACCAAGCTGGGCCTGAACACGTTTATTCAGGCTGGCCTGTTTATTCATCTTCTGCTGGATCTGATCGTAGCCATCCTTTCCTTTATCGATTAGTGCATTGACCACCTGAAGGGTTTCGGCATCATCACCAAATATTGCCTTAAGTACACCTGTTCGCTTAACGTCGGTCAGTTTTCGCAGCTTTGCCAGTTGCCTGAACATGTTATCAAGACCGCCAAAACTTCCTTTGCCGTCAGTAAAATCGAGCTGTACCCCGAGTTTCTGGCGGGCCATGATTTTATTGACGTCCCTGATTTTCTTAACGCTTAATCCGGACTGGATAACTTTTCGCAGGGCGTTACCTGCCGACTCCCCGTTCATCCCCATCTGATCCATCATGACGCTGATGGGGGCAAGGCTCTGTGCAGCCTGAAGACCGTCCTTGTTCACCATCTTCAGAACAGAGCTGGTTTTAGTGAAGAAGGACAACATGTTGGTATCGTCAACACCCAGATAAAACGCCTTCTGGATAGTGTCGAACAGCCCCATCATGTCTTCTGACGCCGTTCCGGTAGCATCCTGCATCTTTGCAGCAAACTCAGCAGCCGCTTCCGGTGTTTTTTTCAGTTGTACCGCAAGATAAGCTGTCGCTTTACCCACACCGCCAAGAATGTTTTCTGCCGGGATCCCCTGACGCACCAGCATCTGCATCATGTTCTGGAAATCAGCCGTTGTACCGGGTAGCTGGTTACCCAGGCCAATAGCCAGTTTATTGATGTCCTGAAAGCTCTTTCCAACCTCGCCGTTCGCATCCATCATGGCGACCTTCAGCCCGGTGGCGGCGTTTTCCTGATCGGCATAAGATTTCAGGGAAAGCGTCAGACCCGCTGCCAGTCCGCCACCAAGCGCCAGCCCACCCTGTGACGCTTCTTCCGCCTGGCGTTTAAATCCCCGGATTTTCTTTTGCATTTTCGACAGCGCGGGAGAAAGCCTGTCGACACCGGTGATCAACGCCTTAAGCTCAAATTCCGCCATGTGTGCGTTTCTCCTGCTCTATCCTGTTTGCCTGACTGACCAGCAAGGGAATTTCACTGATCGGCATATTCAGCAATTCGAAAGGATTAATGCGCCAGTAGCTGGCGCAGTCAAAGAAGCGATCAGTGAGGTATTCAGCCGTCAGGCCTGGAGGAAAAAACCAGCCACAAGCCACGCCGCTGCATTCAGGTCTGCCGGAGACATCTGGTCGACAGAGCTTTGCGGCACTTTCGCCAGCCGCACAATGTATTTCGACACCACATGCGCCAGAAGTCTGACGGACTCATCCTGATTCATCTGGTAGGGATACCCCAGCTCGCGGACATCTTTCCCGGTGGGCTCATCAAACTCCAGTACGGAGAGTGTCTCGCCATGAGCGGTAATCGGTTTCTTTAACTCAAGCTGTTTCATTACTGGTAATCCCCTTCTTCACCGTGGAACTCAAGATCGACCGTGCCTTCTTCGGCATTATGGTTCGCTTCGCCGTGCAGCCAGGCAGACGACAGTACATAGACCTGACCGTTCGCCAGCTCGGCAGTGATGGTCATCTCATCAGACGAGGTGATTTTGCTCACCGGAAAATTCTTCGGCACCTTGAAGGTCCCTTTGACATAAGGCGCACGGTGAGTTTCCTTGCGGTCCACTGAACCGTCCAGGCCGATGATGTCATCATTGACCGTCCTGTTCATGGGCACCTCAATGCCGCCGGTCAGCGATAGCTGCTGACCGTCAATTTTGAAATAACAGGTTCCCCCGATACGGGCCATTATGCGGACTCCTCTGAATACTGAAGACGGAACTGGTTAACCACGGCAAAGACACGCAACTGGTTAACATAGTCAGGCGGGAACAGCGTGTTCAGGCGGTTCGGATCGCTGGCATCACGCTCCACAACCAGGTACTGCTTAAACAGTTCGTAGTTTTCCACGATCCCCGCACGCTCAAGCTGACGGTAGGTTGCCAGCAGTTCCCCTTTGATCACCGCCGGGGTGACAATCGCCTGACCGGGACCAAAGCGGGTACCGTCACTGGCAAGCTTGTGACGCCCGTACTTACTGGTAATGACAGATTTCAGTTTGCGCAGTACATACGCGCTGGTATGCAGAGTCTCACTGTCTAGGTAGCTGTTATCCGCAACCCCGTAAGCGTTTTTCCTGTACGTGGTGACATCACGCTGAATGCGCAGTACCCCGCTTTCGACATACGCCGTTGCCACGCCATGAGACAGCAGGGTCTGTTGTTCGGTCATCGTGAACCGTTTCCCCTTCGGCGCAGGCAGCATACCCACCAGCTCACCGGTCTGCGTGGGACGTGCCGGATCGTTGCGAATAAACACCGCTGCGCGGGCGGTACGGCTTGCCGCCAGTTCGTCGGCAGGCGTCTGGGTCTCTTTTTCGTACCCCGCCAGGGTAATGTGCTGCTGGTTAAACTGGTCACCTGCGGTCACCAGTTCTGACAGCGTGCCGATCTTTGCCGTATACACATGACCATACAGCTGACGCGCATAGCTCCAGCGACCGCTGGTATCGTTCATCTCGGTCACCAGCGTGTTAACGGAGGCCGTGTCGTTGAACGGCAGGCCGATATAATCAAACGGCTCATCCGCCATTGCAGCCACCGCGCCGGTGAGAACAGGAGAGCCCGTTCCGGCGGTCCCCGTCGCCACGGCAATCTGTACGCCCGCTGGCAGCACTTCGCCCCCACCAAAGCCGTAGTAATTGAGGCTGACAGGAATTTCATTCCCGCAAAGCCCCTTATGACGCGCGGTCAGTGTGACCACGCCTGCCGAAGATGAAGCCGTAAACGGCAGGGCCGGAACGGCATTGATGGCATCCTGGATACTGCTGGCAATCGTCGTGACGTTATCGCCGTTGGTCACCGGAGCCTGCACGCGGGTACGTCCCACATAGACATTCACCGTGCCGGTTTCGGTTGCCGCCCCGGTCACCGTCAGCGTAACCGTTGCCGCCGCGCCTGTGGATTCAGGAACGGCAATCACATACAGCTCGCCAAACGGGTCGGTCTGGCGATAAGCCTCGACCATACGCGCCAGCTGACTTCCCGCACCACAAATCTGGCGTGCATAGTCTGCCGACGGCATCAGTACCAGACTGTTGGCAACAATCTCTGCACCGTTATTGGCATGACCAATCAGCAGCGATGCTCCGCTGTCCTGTGCAGTATTCGCCGCCTGGTTATCCATTTCCGCATAAAACAGCGGAACCAGCGTATTCGACGGAATGGTGTTAAAGCTTATCGTCATCGGTGTTCACCTTTTTATTCACGCGCCGGATATCACCCGCTGCTTCACGGCGCAGCCAGTAGTTGTTCTCGTCAACATTTCGCCCTTCGGCGGGCAAAAGGTCGCCGCGGGCAGGGTCAGGAACTGACCGCCCTTTAACAGGTTTGACAAACATGAGGATCCTCAGGAAGGAAGGGTTATTTCGGTGTGATGTTCGATATCGCCGTCAGGCCCGTTACCGGGCTCGAGATAATCAACATCAATCGCCAGCGTTTGCAGTTCATCCAGACTGTTCAGATCATCCTGCTGGCGGGTATCGTCTTCAGTCAGCTCGCTGATGACCGAAAAATCGAACTGATAAATCAGCTCATGACGATTCAGATCCAGCAGCGTGCCGCCGTCATAGGTAATCGGGTTACCGCACGCTTCCGGGTTCCAGCCCAGCAGGGCCTTAAAGAGCATCTGCCGGACATCGTCCACCACATCATACGAGGCAAACTGACCGCGCTCATCACGCCCGTTACTCAGTATGACAACCACGGAGAAGCCCTCTTTCAGCTCCTGCCAGTAGTCGGTCTGGCTTTTGTTTTCTCCCGGAGAATCATCCCCCGGTACCACATACGCCGCCGGGAGTCTCAGCTTTCCGACCTCCGGCAGATTTTTGAACTGTGCCGCGCCTGCCACCCGGTTTTCAAAATACGGGCAGCGGGCACGCAGCGCAGCAATAACAGGCGTCAGTTTCATCTGTGTCGTCGCTCCGGCTTCAGTGATTTACGCAATTCCCGCGCCAGAAAATAGCGTGTCCAACTGCGGTTCTTTTCAAGCGTTTCCACCATGAAGTTATTACGTGGAGCCAGTCGCCAGCCGCTGCCACCGGATGCACCACGATGATGGCTGCGACGACGCTTTGCCCCTCGCCTCACGCCATAGAACAAAAAAGCCGGATAAAAATCACCGGTGATACGGCGGTTTCCCTCTCCATTACGCTGGTTAGGGGCTATACGTGCCATAAAACCAGGGCGATGTTTACTGGCTCTGGGTACCATGTAACCAATCGAACGAGCCAGGCGTCCGGTCTGATAACCGGGGTTTTCACCCGGTGCCGACCGCGCACGGCGCATCACCAGCCGACGGGCATCACGCATATGACGCTGACCAATCGTGACAAACGCCCGCCGGACACGGGCGCGGTTAAAGCGCATCTCCGCGGGCTGCTGAAAATCAACGTGCAAAAAGGAAGTCGTCATTGTTGCCTCCGTGACTCTGCCTACATTCGCCCAGCTCCGTACACTCCAGCAGCAGAAAGCGCCGCGCCCCGTTCAGATCGCGCTGACGTTTCACCCGGTACACACTGTCACCGCAGACCACCTCATAATCAGCGGTGATCCCCCGGCGGTAACGAATGGTGATGTAATGGGTGATGGCGTCCCCGGTCTGCGCGGTTTCCTGCCAGGTGGTGGCACTGGTCTGGATAACCTTCGCCCATGTCCGGAACGTAACCGGGTATTGAGGCTCCACGCCAAAGTTATCCGCGGGCATATCCACCCGCAGGCGGATCAGGACGCGTTTATTCAGTTCACCGGGGTCCGGCAGAATGTAGGTTGCGCTGGTCTGCGCCTGACGAATTTTCATTGCGGAAAGTACCTGTACGGGCCGACAAGCCAGCCAAAACTCTGCGGCATGTCGAGTTTCTCCACTTCCGTAACCGACGAGCGGTTTTCGTAAAAATGGCTGATAAGCATCAGCATCCCCAGACGAATATCATCCGGCAGGTGCAGCCCGTCCGGATCGCTGTCCGGAATGGTTTCATCCGGTGCATAGAGCTTCCGGTTCAGATACGTTTCCGTCCGCTTTTGTGCCGCACATGCCAGCAGTTGCAGATGGCGGTCATCAGTATCGAAATCCTCATCCAGCCGGAGTTGGGCTTTAATCTCTTCCATTGTCAGAAGCATACTCAGCCCTCTTTACTGGTCGTGGCTTTTTTCTCTTTTGCCGCTTTACTGCTTTTTGCACTGATTCCGCGCTCTGCTAACCCGGCCTGAAGTGCAATCTCCTGCACCCGGGCAGGAAGCGCTCCGTCGTCATACTCACCGGCCCGAATGACCTCAACACGCATACCGTCCGGTGACCATTTCAGATCTTGTTTCAGGATCATGATTCTTCACCCGTCAGAACAGGGTGCGCGGTTCCGCGCCCCTGAGTGATTACGCCGCTGCAATCTTCAGCAGTTTGATGGCCTGCGAATCGACCAGCATCCCGCCGGTGCGCTTGGTGGTATAAAAACCGACAAACGGTTTATTGGTGTACGGGTCGCGCAGAATGCGGGTGCCGATACGGTCAACGATGGTGTAACCCCGTTTGAAGTTACCAAATGCAATGGCTTTCGCATCAGCGGCGATATCCGGCATCTGTTCGTTTTCAGCGATACCGTAACCCGCCAGAGAGGACGGCTGCCCCAGTTCCAGCCCCGGACGCCACAGATAGTTACCCTCGGTGTCTTTCAGCAAACGGATGGCAAACAGGCTGTTGTTGTTCATCATGAACTTCGCGCCGGTGCGGTGTGCCTTTCGCAGCGTGTAAATCAGTTTGATAATGGCGTCTGCGGTCACCCCCGTCGCTTCGCCGGATACAATATGCTGAAGTTTGCCGAACGCCCGGACCTTATCGGTTTCATCGGTGGATTCATACGCCAGGAACCCTTTCGGCTTCTTGGTACCATCGCCTGAGGTAAAGGCAATTTCTTCCTGTTCGGCAAATTCGGTTGCCAGCTCGCTGTTGATCCAGGCCTCCACGTTGAAGAAGGCATCGTCCAGCATTTTCTGGGTAGCCTGCGGGTTGCCGTAGATTTCCCCCATGAGAGGTTCAATCAGCTCCAGTCTGGAGGTGGCAGTCTGGGATCGCGTATCCGTTTCCCCCACCCATCCGGAAGCCGTACCGCCCAGATTCACCAGTTTTTTGTAGTCGGAACCGCCAACGGTGATCACCGTGGCTTCCTGACGCATCACCACTTCATCTTTCAGCAGGTTAAGAATGTTGCGATCCAGTTCTTCCGGCACGGCGTAGCCACCGTCTTCATTGGTGCCCACCTGCAATGCCTTACGCTCCAGATCGCGCAGACCGTCTTCACGGCCTTTACGCAGGAAGCCCACAAACGCCTCTTTATGCTCGGTGGCCAGTTTATTTTGCGCTCCACCTGCCGGACGTTTCAGCTCAAGCAGCTCTTTTTCAAGATCGCTTTTGAGGTTTTCCAGCTCGCTGAGTTTCCCGTTCAGGGTTTCCACCTGCCCGGCAAGTTTGCCTTTTTCCTGCTCAATCGCATCCACGCGCTTGTCGTTCTTTGCTTTGAAGTCGTCAAACTTCTGCTGCAGCTCCTGCGCGACCTGTTCGACATCTTTAATATCAACCGCCATCGTATTTCTCCTGATTAGAAGTTCAGATTTTTCAGTGCATTCAGTGCAGAGCCCACATCCTCAGCGTCGCGCAGGGACAGTGCGCCATAGCCCCCGGCCATGAATGCTTTGGCCTGGGTACGGGAGAGTCCGACATCACGCAGGACTCTTTCGATTTTTTTCTCTTCGGGGATTTCCCCGCGGGCCAGTGCGTTCTTGACGTCGCTGATCCGCGCCTCGTCGTTAGACGGGAACGTCACCAGACTGACTTCCCAGAGGTCGATTTCTTTCAGCAGAAAGGCTTCTTTGCTCCGGTCGTATTCCCAGTCTTTCAGGACGTACCCAATAGAAAGACCGGTTAACGAACCGGCCTTCATGTGTGCATGTGCGCGTTTTGCGAGGGGATCATCATCAATAAGCAACCGTCCCCTGACGTAAAGCCCGACATCGTCTTCCTTCATTTCGGTGTAAACACCGATGGGTTCATCCATGCGGTGCTGCCAGAGCAGCGCAGGTAACGCTTTTCTGTCACTCCACGCCCGCAGGGAAGCAGCAAATGCCCCGGACATCACCACATCATCGTGGCTGTCCTTTACACCAAAGACGGAGCCATACCCTTCAAACTCACCGGAGTCACTGACAGATTTCAGACTCAGCGGTACATCAAGACGTTGTTTCGTCTGCATTGGCGTTATCCTTCTGCTTACCGGCTTTACTGCCATCGGAGGGTTTCGTGGTCATGTTCATCGGTGTGAGATAGACATCACCACCGGGACGCGGATTCATATCTTCCAGGTCGCGGCAGTCATTGGGAGAGTAAATTCCCCAGTTGATCCCGGTGGCGTAGGCTTCAAAACGGGACTTCATATCCCCGCGCAGTAACGCCCCGGCGTTAAATTTGGCGTAATAAATGCCCTGCTTACTTTTTCGTACCAGTCCGGTGTTGATCCGCTGCTCAATGCGGGTCAGATACGGCACCAGTGAATAGTTGATAAATCCCAGCCCCAGCTCTTCGATATTGTTGAAGGTGGCGCGATCGGTGTTCTGCACCATGTGCAACGGCACCCGGAACAGACGACAGATTTCTTCAAGCTGAAACTTGCGGGTTTCCAGGAACTGGCTGTCCTCGGCGTTCAGCGCCATCGACTTCCAGTCCAGCCCCATCTCAAGGATCATCGGGCGGTGAGCATTACCAAGCCCGGTATGACGCTCCTCAAAATCTTTCTTCAGGCGCTCATAAGCCTGATCTGACAGCGTCTGCTCTGTACGCAACACACCCGACGTCACCGCGCCATTGCTGAACAGTCTGGCCCCGTGCTCTTCGGTCGCTGCCGCCAGCGATATTGCCTCGCGGGCATAGGCGATGGGATTCAGCCCCACCAGTCCGTCCAGCGTCAGCGTGCGCACATGCCAGATATCCTCCTGGCTCAGTACATCCGTGGAGCCATCCGGGAATGTGACCTGATAGACCGGCTCCCAGCTACTGTTAAGCTTCGGTACCACACAGCCGGGATCGACGGGCAGCAGTTCAGCCACTTCGCCAAATGCTTTCACTTTGTAGGCGTAAAAGTTTCCCCGCAGGCACAGACAGGTGACCACCAGCTCCCAGAACTCCTGCGGCGTCATATAGCCATTGGGATGCGTGGAGATCAGCTTATGCAGACGTTCGCCGGTGGCTCTCTGCTTCAGGCTGCCGTTCAGGTGATACAGGTTGCAGGGCAACATCCCGACCGACTCCGCCAGCACCCTGACACAGGAAAAAACCGCCGTCAGTCGCATGGCCCGCTGGCTGCTGATCTGCTTTCCGGTATAGGTGTCGTAGGACAACCCGATAGCATCCGCCAGCTCTGCTGGCGTGGTCACCGGTGCGTCACTTTTTCGTTGAAATAATCCCGAAAAGAACACTATTTACCTCCGCCGACAGACGACTGTGTACGGTCGAGATATCGCGCCACCAGCCACGACCAGAACAGGCACAACGCCCCGGCAACAACAAACCCCGCCGGGGGATAAATCAGCCAGGCACCATACGCCAGCAAAAGCGCCCCCAGCACGCCCACCAGAGGCGCGAGAATCAGCATGATCATAATTACCTCAGTTAAAGCGAGCGGATCCCATAGGACTCAATGTGGTCAGACAGCGTGTCTTCTTTCTCGTACAGCATGGCTCTGCCAACCGCCATAATCAGCGCAACTGCACCATCGATTTTGTTTTCCGCCTGCTCTTTGACGGGCTTCACCACATCATCGTTACCCGGAATGGTTTTGCCGACCACGTTGCCTATACACCAGGTCATGATGGGATTGCCATCATGATGAAAGCGCCCCGATTCAATTGCCGCTTCCAGCTCTTTCATCGGGTCGGACATGTTGGTGTAGTTCTGAATGATAGTGATGGGGTTCAGGTCTTCATCAGCAAGGTCATGTGACAACCCGGTCGCCCCGAAGGGGTCGATGGGTGACTCACTGACCGGGCTGATTTTGTTCGCCGCTTTGGCCTCCTCGAGGATGTAGCGATAATCCACCTCCGCACCATCGGTAACGGTCAGAACGCCCATTTCCACCCATTTCTGAAAGCGTTCGGCTGTCCGTCGATCTTCATTTTTCTCGACGCTGTACACCGTGTCATACGGTACCCAGAAACGCGGGGCCACACTGTAGTAATGCGTTTTACCGTCAATCTCGCGGGTATAAAGTCGCGCCATGCTGTTCATATCCAGCTTACGCGCCAGGTCAAAGGCCAGAATGCACGGCTGCCCCTCGAACTGCTCAAGGGTCAGTGATTTATCCTCGCAGCTCTGCCAGCTCACCAGGTTGAAATACGCCGAACGCGCCGACACCCAGATATTGAGGTGTTTTGTTTTAAAGACGTTTGCCAGACGGGCGTTATTTTTCGCACGCTGCTGCTGACTTAACAAAAATTCGCGATAAACCGACACGCCAATATTTGGATTGGCTTTTTCCAGCACCTGCGGGTCGGTCCAGTCGTCACCTTCATCAACGGTATAGATGATCCCGAACAGTTCATCGTTAGGCACCGAGCCGTTGAGCATCTCGATGACTTCCCGCCGTTTGTCGTAGCACGGCCCCTCAATGTTGTACCCGGCGGTAGTGATAGCCCACATCAGTGGCTGACGTCGCGCCCCCATCCCGGTAAGCATCGTGGTGTAAAGCGCATCTGTGGCGTGCTCGTGATATTCATCCACCACCGCACAGTGGGGTGATGAACCATCACCGGGGTTACCGATCAGCGGTTCAAAACGCGCACCATCCTCCGGACGGTTCATGTTTGAGGCGTTAACCTCAATCCCGAACGCTTCCGTCAGCATGGGTGTGCGTTTACACATCAGTCTTGCCGGACGAAAGACTTCCCATGCCTGTTTCTCCGTCGTGGCACCGGAATACACTTCCGCGCCGAACTCGTTATCACAGGCAAAACAATACAGGGCGACACCGGCAGAGATTGCCGATTTGCCGTTCTTACGGGGGATTTCGGTATACACCTCACGGAAGCGACGCAGCCGGGAGCCTTTATTGACCCAGCCAAACGCGCAGCAGATCACAAAGAGCTGCCACGGCTCCAGCGTGATGGGCATCCTCTTAAATGCCCACTCACCCTTGGTGTGCGGCAACAGCTGAATAAATTTGGCGGCCCGTTCAGCCAGGTCCTTGTCGAAGCGGTAACGAAACGACTTACTTTTTTCCGCCATCAGGTCATCAAGATGGCGCTGGCAGGCCTGAATCACAAACTGGCAGGCCACAATCTTTCCGCGCACGACATCCCGGGCATACTGATTGGCAGCATTTACGTTGGGGTAAGATTTCCGGCTCATGATTCGATGATTTTCAGAAACGGGTTAGTGGCTTTCTTCTTCCCCGCCAGGCCAATCAGACGCTGGCGGCTGCTGGGGTCGAGTCCGAGCATTGCCCCCGTACTGCTCATCTCGGACTCCTGTTCTTTTTTGGCGGTCAGCTCCGGATTTTTGACCATACCGCCCATTGCACCGGTGATGGTGTTGCCCTGTCTGGCAATATTTTTCACGGCACGTCGCCAGAACTCGTAGGCCACGCACCACCGCTCAAGCACCGCGAGGTCAGTCACGCACAGCAGGCCCTGACCGCAGAGTTCTTTAGTTGTCAGTTGCCACATGATCGTAGCAAGAGGGAGATCTTCTTCAGCGAACCACTCCGGTGGCTCAACACCTTTGATGGGCGTAAAAACAGGTTCATCTTTATTCAGGGCTCGCTTGCCGGGGTTTCCGGCCAGCGCCTTGCGCGCCGTTGGCTTGGGGCGACGCCCGGAACGCCCCGCCGTTCCAGCCATATGCGGCACTCCTGGTTAAATTTCATTTTTCGCGGGTATAAAAAAACGATGGGGCGGGCAGTCCGGAAGACGTCAGGTCACAGGGATTTGACCCGCCCCTCCCCCACAGACAGTTGAGAATTATTATCACTTTAACCGTTCACGGGCCGTCTTCGCCTTATGACACGGCCAGCACAGACTCTGCAGATTACTGTCGGCATCAGTGCCGCCATGTGCTTTAGGGATGATGTGGTCAACGGTTTTCGCCTCACGCACCACACCGGCACGCAGACATAACTGACACAGGCCTTTGTCACGTTGCAGTACACGTTCACGGATAGCATCCCATTTCGAACCGTAGCCGCGCTGATGACGGGACTGGCCTGGCTTGTATTGCTTCCAGCCTTCGCTTTTGTGGCTTTCGCAGTAGCCTGACGGGTCTGTGGTGGTATGGCGGCAGCCACGAACACGGCAGGCTTTTGGGATTCGTGATGGCATATGTACTCCAATGAAGAAGCCACCGACATAGCCTCCTCCATTCATCGTGAAACTATTTTCATCTACCCAGTAATGAATTCTTTGTAGAGTTGTGATCAATACAACTCACTAATGGAGAGGCTTGTCCAACACGTTGGACAAGTTTCCTGTTTGATTTACTGGACACTACAGAAGGACAGAATGCCTTCATCACTCGAATAACATCAATTAAGGAGGTTAAACATGTTTCGTTCCAAAAGTCAGTTGACTGTAATTATTATTACGTCACCTTATGCCAAAGAGCTTTTCCGCTTCACTTTGAGCCTGATTCACTTCTACCTGACCGGCTCGCCTCTATCTTTCTAATCCCCGCTTTATCCAAATTGCACTGCCATAATGCCGACAATAAACTGACATTTAAATCCAGGCTACCTCCATAAGTCAGAGGATTGGGGATAACTGGCTGTGGAGTTTCAGCGAGCAGGTTCGCCGGTAACGGCATCGTTGGAACCTGCACGTAAACTGTCCGCGTACTTCCGCAACCGGTCAGCAGCGGCAGCAGGCACAGCACGTGAAGCGCAATCATCATTCTCAACAGCCACTTTGATATCTTCCTGGGTTCTCTGTGACTCCAGTGCGATCTGCTGTTTTGCATGCTGGTTAGCCTCCAGAACTGTATTGACGATTTGTAGTGATTGCAGGACGTTATTGGTAATGGCTGTTGCTGATTCAGCATTTCGTACAGCCTCATCAGCACGTTTCTTTTCGTGCTGATATTTGCTGTAGTAGTGGTTGGCAGACCAGATGAAAGAACCGATGACGGTAAAGAAGAATGCAGCGATAACCAGCTTATAGCTCAACTTCATTTACCACCCCACCAGCCTCTTTAAACCGGGAAATCAGGTCACCGATTTTATGTTCATACTGACCGTAACCTGCACCAGGTAGCGACGCCCAGATATTGCTGCAACGGTCGATAGCCTGACGGATATCACCGCGATCAATCATCGTTAAAGCGCCACGCTCTTTAATCTGCTGTAATGCCACGGAGTCCTGGCTTCTGGGAGAGAAGTCTTTCAGCCCTAGCTGCTTGCGGTAGGCATCCCACCAACGGGAAAGAAGCTGGTAACGTCCGGCTGCTGTTGATTTGAGTTTCGGGTTTAGCGTGACAAGTTTGCGAGGATGATCGGAGTAATCAGTAAACAGTTCACCACCGACAATAACGTCATAACCGTGGTTACGTGTCGGTTGTCGCCCGTTATCCGTTCCTTCTGACCATGCCACCATATCGAGGAAAGCTTTACGCTGGGAATTTAGTGCCTGCATAAATTACTCCTTCGTGCTACCAAATTTGTTACCGATTACTCGCATTGCAGCCCCACGAATAGCATCGACACCGATCAGCCCAACACCGCCACCAATGGCAACAGAAAGCGATTTAGGCCATCCGACATACTCAAGAGCGGATGCAAAGGTCAGCGTCAAAGCGCCGCAGAGCAAAATCTCGAGCGTTTTTCGCTTCCAGCCACCACCACCGCCAAAATAGGCAATGCGCAAGCCAGCCATAACGATCGACATAATCACTGCGCCCAGCGGTGTGTCTCCACGCCACCAGCTCTGGACCAACTCCAGCCAGGTATTTGGGTTATGAGGCATTTGTAGTTATCTCTCACCTCGCCGATACAGGAGGTGCAAATTGAGGGAGTACCACGAACCGCAAATCAGAAGCGGAAACGTAAAAGAAGCCGAGCCACAGGTAACTACGGGATAGACCAACCCCAACGAACACCCAGGCCTAGAAACAACAAAACCCGCTCATCGGCGGGGTTAATCTGCGTGGCAAAGTAACCACTCTTAACAGATTACAAGAATTTTTGCGTACGCGTTAGATTTTTGCTATGTTTCTTATGCACTATAACGTTAGACATCAATATGTTATAGCTATCAATCGGATTGTTTTATTAAAAACAGTCGTGCGGTAGCTATGCCTAAATGCACTTAGGTTTTCATTCTGAGGGCCAAGAACAATTTATGACTTTCAAACTTATTAAGCATACGATTAATGTTGTATGGATCTCTAACATCATTACTCCATTGATGTTTTCATCTGAATGGTTTAGAAGATACGATTTGCTAAGAGAGGAAGATATAGCAAATTCAAACACAACTTTTGATGGTGATTCAATAACAACAGATTACGGTTGGATTGAGATTACGTGCATACCAACAAAAGTAGTATTTCAACTGAAAAAAACAGGGCTTGAAAATTCCTTGGCAGACTTAGTGTCATCAATATTTTCTATGTTTCCTCATTCTGAGACACAAGCTGTTGGAATAAACACCCTTTTTGATTATCATTTTAATAATGAAACCAACTGGAATCAGTTAGGAGATGCATTAGTCCCCAAAATTTATTGGCAAGAACACAATAAATCAGAAATACTTCAGGATGAAGTTGAATATCATTATGGGATGAGAAATTTAGTCATTGCAATAGAAAACTCTAACAAGGAAGATAAATCAATTTACAAAGAGGCTATCAATGTCTCTTATGCTTCGTATAGAAAAGTTAGTCCAGATGTATTTGGTTTAAATGTTCAATACAATCACGATCTAGCTTTGAAAGATATTCGTGACGCTGTTGCATTCACTCAATTACTCCCAAATATAATTCAAAAACATATTTCCGCAGCAATTAAGAATGATATCCTCAGCCATGAACAAATGTTTAAGCGGATTCTATCATGAATATATTAACCTATCCTGAAAATTCTTCCAGCCTTAGTAATACACGTTGCGTAACAAAAAAAGAAAAAAACATTGAAACATTTGTAAAGACCCACAACATAACTCTTTCCTGTATAATTAAGACAGGTTTTGAAAATTATTCTGAAACATTTGAACAGCAGCAAGAAACTTGCAGCACAAAATATTCAACAAATATAATTGAAATACCTACTCCGCAACCATTCCCATCTACACAAAAAGGAGTGAAAAATAGAACTCAGCATAAAAAACTCAAGGCAAGACTTAAAGAAAAAATAACCTTTCTTGAAAAGGCATTAGATACTTATGGTATAATTGACAAAATTGTCAATATGAAATCAAATAAAGAAATACATGCTAGAGTATATGATATAAACTCTCATGAATTCATTGATGAGATAACGTTCTCTTCAGATGAATTTAGTAAAAGCGATCAACAAAAACTTGTCGAAAACGCTATTTTTTATTGGTATGTTGGTATGGAAAAAACTTTATTTGGACAAGAAAAAAGAGTATCCGAATTTCGCCTAAGAAGAATTTTTAAACAATAATTAGAAATTACGCAATACGGTGAATGCAGGTGCCTACTGTTCAAAACTCTATCTGTGAAACAATTGTTTTTGGTAAAGGTATTGGCGAATCAATTGCCGTTCGTCTTGGGTTAAATGAATGGATGATTATTGATTCCTGTTTAAATGATAATAAACGCCCCGCAGCATTAGATTATCTGAAAGAAAAAGGTGTTAATCCACAAGATGAAGTAAAACTGATAGTCATTAGTCATTTTCACGATGATCATATTAAAGGGATAGCCGAAATTATTAATAGTTGCAAAAATGCAAAAGTTGTAATTAGCGCAGCATTGAACACATCTGAATTTAGAGGATATATTAATGCACTAAGTGTTAATGGTGAGGATATGGCAAAAACTAAAGAAATAAACAAGGTCATGTCTTTATTCTATGATTTGCACAAAAATGATCGTCTTGTCCATGCAAAAAAAGACTGCATACTATTCAAAAGCAGCGAGAATATTCAAGTACATTCGTTATCGCCTTCTGATATGGATATAACAAACTCTGATCTTGAATTCGCAAACTCTACAAAATTATCATCAAATTTTAGCGAAATAGCCATGTCTGCTAAATTAGTTAATCCTAATCACTACTGCGTTGTAATCAGAATATGCTCTCCAACATCAGAAAATAATGAAGTATTATTAGGCGCAGATTTAGAAGTTAGTAAAAACACTGGATGGAATTCCGTTTGCAATGCAATAAATCGTCCAGAACCAAACTTAGCAGGTATTTTCAAACTTCCACACCACGGTTCCCAAACAGGCTTTCATGAGGAAACATGGAACAAGCTAATCAAAAAAGACCCTATTTCGATTTTAACCACTTATGATAAATCATCACTACCACGGCAGGATATGATCGACCTCTACAAATCAAAATCATCAGCATTATACTGTACATCGATGCCTAAAAGTGATAACGCTCAAGAAAAATCACCTGCGATTGCTGAAGCACGGAGCATATTAGCGAAGATGAAAAGTTCAGTTTCATTTTCAAATAATAACAATAAATTTGGAATAGTTGCTGTTAGTAATTGCTTAACGTCTAGTCCTAAGGTTGAAACACATTACGCTGCTGTTTGCTTATAAGGGGCACCGCCCCTTACATATTTAAAATACTAAATACGCCTTCCACAAATCCAATTGCGGCTTGCAATTCTTTTCTGACAGTCCCATCTGAACATTTCCTTTTCTTTGCAATGGTACGTATTGATACTCCTATAACAAAATGGGCAACGATAAGTTCATACTCTTCTGGTTTGTACTTTCTTAATCTAGCTACGCACCCATCGATCATGAGCCCCTCATCATCATCACACTGAATCCGGGACTTTTTGCCATGAGGTAAAAGCCCCTTGAAGCCTGCTGCTATCGGCTGCCAGTCCACGCCACTGTTATCTGCTGCAGCCCATGCTCCCCAGCGGTCCAATACTTCATACATATCACGCATCAACTTTCTCCACAAAATCAGGCCAGCACGCCAATTGCCAGCGCACGATCGATAAAACGAAATATCAGCTCCAGCTGGGAGCCATACTTCTCTTCAAATGCCACGGTATCCGCATGCAGCTCGTCGTGATGCTTTCTGCACAAAGGCAACACAAAGAGGTCATGCGCTTTTGTACCCATCCCACCCTGACCGTGGCCTATCAGGTGGTGGGGATCATCAGCAGGCTTTCCACAACATGCACACGGCTGTGTCTTAACCCAGCGCGTGTACTTTTCATTAACCCAGCGGCGACGTTTTGGGCGTAACATAAAAGACTCCGGCGACTCCGGATCCACTTTCAGCGCCAGCACCTTTTTCGCCTTATCCTGGATGATGCTAGTGGCAGGAACCGAAGGCACAAGGTCACTTTCCCGGGTAACAGACGGCACAACAGGCTTCGGTAATCTCAGTGCCTTACGGGCTGCACTTTCCGGTAAGGCATCCGCCAGATCATTACGAATCAGCCACCAGCACAGTTCCGGCATTGTCACAACGTGACTGTCATCAAAACCGAGATCCCGACGCACAACAGACAACACCCAGCGGGCACAGTTATCCGTTGCCATTGATTCCAGCCGTTCCGTGAACTGATCGCGCAGCTGGTTATCGCAGTGCCAGCACAGACGGATTGCGCCCGGAGCGTGTCGCATTGTGGTCATGTTCTCGCTGTGCCAGTCGGAATGAGGCCACTGGCAGCCTTTTTCACGAAGTAACCAGCTTTCAAGACATTCCACGCCACCAGCACGACGGATCACTGCCTCATTGCGGAACACGGCCTGAACGGCAGGATCATCCGCCAGCGGTTGTGATGCCGCCGGAACGGCACCACTGGCGAAAGATGAATAATGCTCCGGCTCAGGCTCCAGCAGTACACGCCCCTGCATAAACAGGGGCATCAGCTCTGAACCGGGCCTGAACAATACGATCCCCATACGCGGGGCAATTTCAGGGGTCAGTAGTGCTCTCACGGTCACCTCAATGAACGGTATCGAGCAGCTTTAACAGCTCAGGGAATCGGGATTCGAAGAAATGCGGCTGCGTCTCGCGCGGATTTGCGGGACTGGTGATGTTCTTGCCGAACATGCAACCTTTCGCTGTCAGCGACCAGAATTTTTTGATGTTGTTAATCGAGGTACGGCTGTATCGTTCGCGCTGCTCGACGATCCCCAGCTTCGCCATCTGGTGATATGCCTGATTAGCCGTAAGGCGGATACCATACTGTTTCAGCAGTGCACTCAGCGACAGTGTCGGGCGACTTGAGCCATCAGGCGCGTCAGCAGGAGCATCAATGGCATAGCGCGGTGCCAGATTCGGTAAGCCAACAGCCTCCTGGAGTTTCTGACAGGCACCAAGCACTGAAGAGTTAGACAGGTTTAACTCCCGGCGCATAAAGTCCAGCAGAATCACGCCAGCCTGCATCTTGTCAGCAGCCTGCCCGGATAATTTTTCCGGTGCGCTGGTTACCATGTCGAAAGTGCGGATCACCTTCAGATGGAATGACGGGCTGATCCACATTGCATAGGCATACACCAGTTCCTTACAGACATATGTTCCGCCATTCCGCCCTTCTATTTTACTGACAGGTTTACTACCCAAATTTTGGGTAGTTTCATTGAATGAACCGACACCCAGATTTTGGGTATCGATCAATTCCTGAACCAGCTCAGTAATCTGTTGGCTGGAAAGAAACTTTCCCGGCTCCTTGGTTCTGGCATTTGCACCAGATGCTACTGCTGCGCGATGCAGATCGTTCAGGCTGTAACGTCCATAAGCATCACGACGAACTTCAATACCATCAATGACCATCAGATTATTCATACTTCGTTTCTCCTCTTAATCAGGCGGCTGCACCCGCCGTTTTCTCGTACTTACTGATAGTGATCTCGACCTTCCCTTCCGGGATAACCGGTCCCCACTCCACCAGCATTCTTTTCACCTGACTGTCGTCTTCCCACACACCCGCGTGGGTCAGGGCGTCAAACAGCGCCTTGTTATAGTTGTCCAGATCGCGGATCCGGTTATCCGGAGGAAACAACACGATCTCCACTGAAGCAGGTGCCGACGTTGGTTTCGGCAGACGGCGTAACTGCTCAACTATTGCTGCACACGCCGCGCTCTGGAATTTGCGCCCCGCTGCGCTTATCAGGCTCTTACCAGCAAACGCCCCTTTGTTGGGGTGTCGCCAGTACGTGTTCACGCTGGGCGGAAAAGGCAGAATCAGCTTCATACTTTCAGGCCCCTCTCATGTAACCAGTGGGCTGCACGCAGCCTGGCGTTTTCCTCACCGGCAAGCAGTGCGCGGATAATCCCGACCGCCTCGCTGTCGTCGTCCTTCACCGCGGTATGAAGCGTTATCCCCCGGGCCACGCCACGCTTTATCGTGATGACGCCTTTTTTCTCCAGTGCGCGAAGATGCTCCACCGCTGCATTCACTGAACGGTATCCCAGCATGGTTGCCACCTCCTGATTAGTTGGCGGGAAGCCACGTTCTTGCTGGTAAGAAATCAGCATATCCAGCACCTGCTGCTGGCATTGAGTTAACGTCGTCATGCCGCCATCTCCCTGACCAGTTTTTCCGCCTGCTGGCGAACCTGCGCCAGAAACGCCTCACCACATGCCTCAAGTTCATCGCGCCCGATGTAGCTGATTGCCGGTCCCTTCCAGGTCTTGTCGAAAACAGCAATAGCACCAGCGAAGAACGCTCCTGTCGGCACCTGCTTCTCGTCTTTCGGGATAAACCAGGCAGGCAGTTCAAAACCAATACGCCCGCGAATAAAAGCAATATGATCTGCATCTTCCGGCCACCACACTTCGCTGGTGGCAGCTTTGATCAGGAAAACATAGCGCCCGCCCTTATCACGCATGGCACTGGCATGCTTCATGATGTAACGCATGCCAGTGATGTATTGCCCCTCATGCTGACTGGCGCGGCTGTATGGGGGATTACCAAAGGCAGCACCTTTAAGCTCCACAAGACGTTCTGACCAGTCATGCGCCAGCGCGTTGTCTTCCGCCGTGTAATACGCAGCACATTTGGCGTTATCACCATCAGTGAACAGATCCAGAACAAACGGGCCAAACAGGGTGTTAATTCCCCAGAAAATGTTATCCGGCGTGCGCCACTGATCGCCCACTTCCTTCAGTTCATGGGCTGGTTTGTTCCGTAGTTCCACCAGCGCCTGGCAATATTTATTACTCAT